TGGTTGTGCGGATCCCGCGGCGGGAATATCTTCATCCAGCCGCCTTTGTAGTAATCCACTTTCAGGTTCGTGTTGTTGTAGAAATACGCGTTGCCGGCCGCCGCGTCCTCGTCGAAGTAGACTTTCGCGCCCTTGAACTTCAGCATCTCGTTCGAGAACGCGATGTCCGCTTGGTCCTTCATCTTCGCTTCGGCAATCTGCTCAATGGCGACGAGAATCTGCTCGTAGCCCTGCATGGACGGTCGATCGGTACAGATCCAGCGGGGCGTATTCTTGATCCCACCAAGAGAACACTGGTTATAGGTGGTCGTCCAGCTTGACCGCAGATTGTCAAACGCGGACACACTCTGCGCCCCGGAGTTCTGCCGATTACGCCAAAAGCTGAACGTCGCCCGGTTGATGCCCCCCACGGAGCCCGTGGTCGGGGTGGTCGAAATCAAGAACTGAATGCCGTCGATGTCGTTCGCGGGGACGCCGTCCCCGAGCATCTGCCGGTTCATGTCCGAGGTGTGGCTGTCTTTCCCGTTCTCGAGCTTTTCCGCCATCACGTCGTACTTGCCCATCCGGGCCTGCGCCCGCAATTCCTCGAGCGCGGAGTAGGTGACCGTGCCGGCGCAGATTTTCGGGTCGTACCGCGCCGCATCGAACACGCTCAGCCGGGTCGTGTCCAGTTCATCCGCTTCACCGTAGCTGTGGAAATTCGTGTTTTCAGCGAATTCCACGCCATGCTCGAACACACGCCCGCCGTCGGCTTCTTCCTTGAACCCGTCCTTGCCCATCGAGAAGAAAAACGCCCGACTGGTAAAGATGTTGTCGGTTGGCTTGGTGCCAAATTTCTTTTCCCAAACGGTAGATGCCACTTCGCCAATATTGGGGTCTGGCATAACTAGTTACCTCATGCGGATCGGGCCGCGCGGGCGTATTCCTCGCGGAACAGATCCGTCAGGGATTTGTCGGAGTCTTTGACATGGCCGGCACTCGGGCTCCGGCCAGGGTGAATGTCATCGCGCCGCGTGGCGCCGTTCGTTTCCGCCACAATCGCCGTTCGCAGTTCGGTCTCAAGAGCTTGGCGCGAGATCGCCAATTTCGGCACGACGACATGAATGTACGCATCCTTGAGCGACAACTTCGGCCCATGGCCTCGGTTCCCCGCCGCCACGGCGGCCGTGATGGCGTCGATATGCTCGTTGAACCCAGGCCACGCGGTTGCATCCTGAATTTGCTCGACGAGCTGGTCCGTGCGGTCGGCGTCCGCGGTGCGCCGCTCCAGCGGGGTCAGCCGCGCGTCGTTTTCCGCCCGCATCTCCTCGATGGCTTCTTTGACGAGATGCTGCGCCAAGGCCGCCGCTTGCTTCGGCGAATAGAACGCTTCGCCGCGCTCATCGCGGACGTCGGCCTCGGGCGCCGTCGCCTGCTCGACACGTGGCCCGAGTGACCGATACAGCTCGCCTGGATTCCGCTCATACAGATCGGCGAGGCGTAAGGCTTCCTGGACACGCGCGGAGTCCAACCCATGCGCCCAGTGCACCGCATCGAGTCGTTCGTGGAACCCATCCACGACCCGCTGATGATCGGCAAAGGGGATCGCCCCAGGTGCCGATTGCGTGTCACGCTCAGAACTAGAGGGCTGCTGTCTCGGCGCAGCGTCCGCCGCGACCTCTGTCTGAGTCTGCCGGGCTGACGACGCGCCGGCCGCAGACGGATCCGTCTGCGCGATGTCGTCACTCGTAAAGGTGTCAGGCATGACCTTCTTACTCCACCTTGGCTGCCCGTCTCGCAGGGCGGCGACCCTGAGTCCAAGACTGATGGCCCAGAAAAACAAAAAGCGCCGACTCTGCGGGTCACACAGAATCGACGCTCCTTGTGGCGTCAGCCTTGGATGTCAGGGGATGGTCAAGAGGGCCAAGGTCTCCCTCGGTTCGCGTTGCAGGCGCTAGACCGACCAGATTAGACGACTAATCTCTCATTGTGTCCGAAAGCAAGTTCTTTTTTGCTGTCTCAAGCTGTTGTTTCACGGCCTCGAACGCAGGCGACCAGCCCAGGTCCATGCGCCAGAAACGAAAGGTCGGGGCGACTCCCTCCGGCACCTTCTCATCATAATTGCGTCGGACGCCGTCGGGATGACTCGGCATCAATGTCCTCGGCTCAGGCTCTCAGCCCGCCGCGCGAATTCTTGCGGATCGTGGATAAACGCAAAGATCGGCTTCTTGCGCCAGAAGGAGAACGTCGCCCGATTGAGCGCGGCATAGGTTCCGTCTGCCGTCACCGTCCACTCGATAACAGGCTGAGTTCTCAGACACGCGCCAAAAAACGCCGTCAGGCAGGCCCCGAACCAGCCGCGCCGCGTGATCGTCATCGTGTCGTGCATTCCTCAAATGTCTTCATCATCCCGTGGCTCATCGCCTCAGCGCGTGTCGTCCACTCAGCCGGATCGTGTGGCGATGGCTGCGGGATGTTGCGCCAGAATTTGAACGTCGCCCGGTTGATGCCGATCATTGTGCCATTGCCCATCGCCTCATCCACTAGGACAGGAACTCCATGAAAGGTAAATGGGCGTGGCACGAACGGCGGAAGGCGCACGGAGCAGAAGCCGGCCACCAGCGCACTCAGCGCACCAAAGAATCCCCGGCGCGTCATCTTCAATTCGTGCTCCCCACAAACGTCCGCGTGGTACACCGGCAGCGAATCTGAATCGTCTTCGAGGTGACCGAGGCGGCGCAGCCATCGGACAGCCCCAGCTCAAAACAGGCGTTACACCGGAGGGCTTCCAGCAGGTCGAGCCCGACCAGGATGGCGGTCTTGTACTCCCGCAGCAGTGCCGCCACCGCACGCGAGAGGGTGATCGTCGCTGGCCCGGCTTCGTCGGACAACACCGCCGAAGGCGTGCAAGCCAGCGGACTCAATTCCGGTGTGACGCCGTGGAAAAAGCGAATTTGGCACGCGCAAATAATCGTGATCTGGTCATCGGTAATCTGGTAGGTCGCTTTCGTGTCGCGGGACTGGTCAAAACACGTACGGCAGAGGAGTTCTGGCTCAAGCTGTGCCGCGAGTGTCCATCGAAAATACGCTCGGAGCGTCTTCGCTTCAGCCATCGTCAGCAGGCGTGTCGGACGCGAGAGCAGCGCGCCGTCGGGCGTGATGAGCTGGCCAGTCGTATGCTCAGTAATTAGGCGATCCACGCTGTTCCCTTTCGTAACACTACCACACCTGTCAACGGCCCAGGAATGGATCGCGCTGCCCAGGCCGCAACCGTGTCCGCGTCGCATAGGGGCTTTTGTCATCCCGATTGTAGCTGGACCGTTCGGCCTGCACGAGGCCTCGCGTCGCGAGTTCTTCGCGGAACTGTGTTTTGGATTCGACCCACACCGGCGTATCCCCTAAGTTATGCATCCACCGCGCGCCGCCTGGCAGCGCGTCATCGATCACTTGGGCGCCGTTATAGATCCGCTCAGCCGTCCCGTTGCAGATGTCTGAAGGGCAGGCGACCCGGTACTGGTCCCACGGCGCGACCGCTTCAAACACCGCGCCGCAGACGGCACATTGATAATCATGCAGCGGCATCAGGAGGCCACCTTCGCCGTGGGCAGTTGCCGAATGGCGTGAATCGTCACGTAGTCGCTGCCGTCTGGCACCTCGGTTGAGATCGCCCAGCCGTCTTTGACGGCGAGGGTCGATTTCTTCACTTTGAGCGCCCGGGCCATCAGCGCGCGCTCCTGCGATTCTCGCGCCAGCGCAATCAAGAGGCTGAGCATCGCGTCGTGGTCACGCTGAAGATCGGCGTGTTGGCGCGCGAGATCGTCGTAGCCGATCTTGAGCGTCTTCGCCGCGCGTGAGGTGTCCAGAAGGCGCCGTTTCAAACCCGCCATGTGTCAATAACTTCGATCGATTCACGCACTTCGATTCACCCAATTCGCGAGACAGGCAGCAATTATGAGGCCACACGCCACGCCGAGCAAAAAAGAGACGTACATCATGATGATCAACCTCCCACGCCAACTAAGCCACCGGACCGTCCATCTGGCGCGCCCGGTTCGGCGCCCATCTGGAGCCGTTCACGGTCCACCGCGGTGGGGGGACCTGTCGGTTCGCCGGCGACCTCTCCCGTCTCGCCTCCAGGGACGGGCTGCAAGGCCGGGACACCCAAGGCCGTCAACAGACTGACGACGTTCGCATACTGCGGCGCGCCTGGATTCAGATCGTCGCCGCGAATGGTCACCGACAGCCGTGGCTTTTCAGGTGGCGTCGGATTGGGCGGGCGGACCAGTCGATCCGGATCGCCCTCAAGGGCTTCGTAGGTATCCCGCACCAGTTGCTCCCGATTCGTAAACGGGTCGTTCGCGAGGAGATTGTACCGATTCAGGGCGAGGGCACGATCCGCCGCCGCGTCCGGTTGGGCCGCGGAATTCGGGATGACCTCGAACAGGAATTCTCCTTGAACCGTCTCGCGGTTCCAGGCTTCGATGGCCTTCGTCCCATCTTCACCGACGATTTCGACGTAATCCTCCCGATCGGCGTAGAGCTGGACGAGCTGCGCTTCAGCCTCGACGATCCCGATCCAGAACTCCCCGACAACCTTCTCGCGTTCGGCGCCCAGCCGCGTCTCGGTCGCGTTCTGAATGCTGGCAATTTCGGTCGCCGTCGTGCCGGCACTTTCTCGAATCGCCGCCTGATTCGCCCCGAGGGACCAGGCGCGATTCACGTCGTTCATGATGTAGTCGTTCGCGGCGTAGTTTTCGCGGGGGTACTGGGCGCGGGCAATTTCTCCCATAAACTTATCCCCGGGCCCATCGGTGGGGACCGTGCCGTAGTATTGCCCGTCATCGAGCATTTTGGTCACGCGCTCATCGAGCGTCATATTAATGTCGCGCCAGCGCATCGCCACCGCCTTCCGCCGGTGGACGATCATTTGCGTGCGGAATTCAGCGAGTTCGTCACTTTGCCGGCGCGTGATGGCGCAATCCGAGGGTGGATAGGGCGTGTCGGAGACGTACCGGAGGGCGAGCACGTGAATCGGCAACGTCCTGAGGCCGCCAATGAAGCGCCCGCGGTCATCGAAACGCTGATCCTGGAAATCTTCGTGGACGACGGGCTCGGTCACGCCATGCAGAAACACGAGACGCCGGATTTTATCAGGGTGTTGTACGTCGGGATCGATGCGCGAGGCGTAGTAAAAGACTTCGCGGGCGCGGAGTTGGTCCGTCCGATCGCCCTTCTGCGTCAATTCGACGATCCGGTCCTCGTCCTCGCCACCGGCCCCGCTCGCATCTTTAGGCACATCCCAGCCTTTCGCGATCGCGGCGTCCCGCCGAATAAAAAAATCATGGCCGAGGTAATCGGCGTCGCGCCGGTAATCGCTGCCCGTGAAGTCGGGGGGAATCAGCGCCTTCGCCGGGGAGATCCGAGAACAATAATAGCGTTCAGCGATCACATTCGGGACCGAGCCATAGGTCGGCACCATCGGGGCCTCCCGCAGGCCGAGCACCGATCCAGGTTGCACAAAATTCGGGTCCGGTTTGAATCCAGTCTGCACGGAGACGGTCCCCTCGATGTACCGTTCGTAGCCCACTTTAACAAACCCGAGACCGGCAGGACAGAGCACATCGAAGAGGACTTCGTCCATCGCCGCTTTCGTATTCGCGCCCTTCGGGCCAACTAACTGCGCCAGCACTTCACGGAAAATCGAGACAGCTTTTCTCAGATCGCGCGGGGCAACCCCTGGGCCAGCCTGTTGGGTCTCTCGCAGGGTCCGCGGATGCGCGCGCAACTTCAACGCCGGTAGGCGGTAGAAGAGCTGGTGTTTTTTCTGCTCGGTTTTCTCGAATTCGATGTTGACGCGAATCCCTTCGGGGGTTTTGGCGATGAGCTTATCGCGGTACGCGTTGGTGTGGATGCGCCACCCTGGCAAGAGATCGCGCCGCACCTCCGTGGCCCAATCAAGTTGACTCGTCCACCACGCGGCGGAGCCTGGCCCGGTCGGCTGGAGTGGAAGGATTTTTGCGGGCGCCATGCGTCAGCAGTGTCGCAAAATTAGGAGCGCCACGCAAGCGCCGAGGTCGTCGGCCCCCGTTGCACGTCGGCCAAGAGTCGCCCGACGGCGTTCTTGGGCAACGGCGGTTTCGAAAATCGTCCGGGCGCCGGCCGCGTCATCGCGCCCATGCGGAGGCTATCGAGCGGGTGGTCATCTTTGAATTCGGCGATGTCGTCGTGATGGACTTTGTCGGCCATCGCCGCCGTAATCGACCGAATCAGGTACCGACACGTCGGGTCCATCGTCAACCAGGGGCGCCCATCCGGCCGGAGGCCGAAGAGTTCGCGGAGTCGCGTCCAGCCCTGTTCACGGGCCTGGTTCGTCGTCATGACGGGCACCCCGAATTGGCGAAAGGTGTCAGCCCGTGTTTCCCCGACCTCATCTTCTTGATTCGCGCGCTCACCCATCGAGAACTTGTCCGCCACGGTGTACCGCACGCGGCGAATGTGTAACGCGCGAGTCTGCGTGGTGATGTCGCGCGCTAAGGTGGCAATCGTGCAAAATTGACGGCGTTGCTCGGCTTTCACGTGCAAGGCCCCATCCGGCAAGATCGCCCACCAGAGCGTCACGGTCGGATCGATAAAACCATAATCCATTGAGCGGAACCATTGGACCGTCTCGCCAAGGGGACCCAGATCCCGCACATGGAGGCGCGTGTCGAATTCACCAAAAAACTGCCCGACCACCACGTCCCAATTGTTAAAGCGGAGCTGCTGGTAGCGCCACGGGGGCAGGACCGCCAGATCGCGCTCGTAACTGGCGGGCAGGTAGGGGTTGTCCTCCAGGTTCGCGGGGATGTACCCCCACTCGGACGGATCGTAGAGCGGCTGCCCGTCGCCGTCGACGCCCTCAAGCTGGGGGTACTCTTCGTAGTTGGGCGTGTGATCAATAAAGAAATCGCGCAGCATCGTCCCGGACGGCCCCCCAGGATTCGAGAGCACCCAGAACACCGCCCCGCCGGCCGTCGGGATCCACGACTCAGGGCGTTGCTGCATCCGCCGCGCAAAGCGCGCCACGGCTGATTTCGTGCTCCGCGCGCGCACCGAGAGCGCCAAGAGCGGCTGCGGCTCAAACGTCACCCCTTCGTCGCAGACAATCGCGTCCCGTTCGCGGGAGAGGTACTTTTCGACGTCATCCGGGTTTTCCATGTGGCCGGCTTCAATCACGGAGACGTCGGATCCATGATGGATGCGGAATTCCCTCGCCGTTTTCGCAAACTCCACCGGCAGGCCCCGCGCCCGCAACTTCGTCGCTTCCCGCTCCATGAGCCGCAGATGATGTTTCTCAAGCTCATTCCAGGTTTTCCGCATGATCAGGGCTTCAAAGCCTGGGATCTCAAAGGCCCGGCGATAGAGGCCGTGGCGCGCTTGGTGGGATTTACTGGCGCC